TTAGCACAATCAAACATCTTAGTTGAAGTAAGTTGTTTCTCTACGGGAAGATTTTTTTGATGGTTTTTTACTTCATCTGGAAACTCAAGATCAAGACAAGCAACATCAACAAAATTGGTATATGTTGGATCACCCTCTCTCTTCTTTTCAAGTAGATCGAGATAAGAAACAGAGATTGGTTCCGTGATCTCGCCAGCATTTACCAATGCACGTTCAATAAAAGTTCCAGTAGAGAGAAGAATTAAATTATTCCCACAGTTCGTGATAGTTTCGAGAACTTTCTTAGAATTAGATGTCCACGCACCATAATCTGCTTCATCTACAATAACAAGAGTGTTTTCTTTTTCAAGTTCTTTAGCAATACGTGGATCAAGAGAGTCTTTGTGTAGGGACACATCAATTACAACTCTTTGACCACTCTCTATACCTTTTACATAACCAGCCCAATCACATGGTTTGATTACAGCAATGTCCGCAGAAATGTTGTAGAGTTTCTGTATCTCCCCAATCAAAGATTCATTTGCACCCAAACAATATCCAGCAATGACTGCTGTTCTGAACTCATATTTTTGAAACAAAAGATAAAAGATATGGAGATGTAGGAGATCCTTACCAAAACGAGGACACGCTAGGTTAGGAACAATGATGCTAGATCCATTCCAACGACTTACAACTTCTTCAGCAACAATCGTTTGATAAGTGCGCGGAGTATATTCTTTCTTTACTTCAAAAGAAGGAGCACTGAGATGAGCAGAATATGCTTCTATTTCTTTGATGAGTTCTTCAAGAGTAATATAAAACCACTCACGTTCATTACGGGACTTTTCATATCCCCTAGGTATTAACCATTTAGTATGAAAATCTGTGTCCCAAAACGGCACCGACATGTCAAGAACTTTACGAAGTGGTACTGGTTGTGATGTACCATCTTGTTGTTTGATGCGTTCATCTACCGTTTGTTTTTCAGCACCACCAACCTTCAGTAGTGGTTTCAGTCCACGCGCTATACGTCCTTCATACCGATCTTCATCAGTATAGGCATATAATTTCAAAAGATTTGGGAGCATCTTAATTTGATTTGATTCTTTTAGTATAGACAAAAATGATCCCCTGTGGGGTGAGGATGAGACACTTTAACATATTGTCACATTACCGTCTGATCTCACTGATGGCAGGTTGACCCTGATTGAATACGACATCAACAACTGCCTGAACCTTGCGAGCGGTGGAAATACCAACAGCATCATAAGTTGGTACACAAACCAATCCAAACGTCTTCTGATCGCCTCCCAGACGTATTACACGACCGATTGACTGACTGATGCCAATATAGTCCATGTTGCGCATAAACACAACTGCCTCTAATCCATTGACGTTGATACCTTCGGACAGAATACTGTGGTGGATGCAGACAAACTTCTTGTCAGGATCACGACCCCAAGCGTTCAGCGTATCGAAGAACTTCTCACGATCAACCTTCTCACCATCAATAATTGCACCAGTCTTGGATGTGATTGTCATCCAAGAATAACCACGTTGAGCGAGTTCAGTACAGAACTGTGACTGAGAGATAAGATTGATAATCTGTTGAGTTGTGCGAGCACAGATCAGAGTCTTGCTGATGTTGTTGTCATCAATCGTCTCCAGCAGATTGTCACAGTCATCAGCAAATACAACCTTACGACCTTTGATCATAGGCAGTTGCTTGACTACAACTTTGGGAGGAAGAATGTATCCACCCTCAACCAACTCAGGAGCAGGAACATTAACCAGCACCTGACCATAAACAGAACCATCATTCATGCCTGGTTTAGATACAGTCAGACTGTGCTTTGGTGTCGCAGTAAAGAAGTAGCAACGGTCAGATTCATTGCTGAAGTATTCAGTTGCAGGGAAGAAGTTACGCTTGACGCTGTTGTGTGCCTCGTCAAAGTATATGTTGTTGACTTCAATATCTGCCTGACGAATACGATCAAGAGAATTATATGTGGTGAAGATAATCAGATTCTCACCAGCAGTACGAGCACAGTTAGCAAACAGTGCAATCTTTTCTGGTTTAGTTGTGCTGAAGTGATGTGTCTCACCACTGTGAACGTGCATGATGTGAGTATAAGAACCATCAATAAGTTCCATAAACTCACTGCACAGTTGCTCTGCAAGGAGAATACGAGGAGCAACAACAACAGTGGTAATGCCAGACTGACTGTTGTTCTGTTGATTGATAGTATCCTGAATCATACAGATGGTTTTACCACCGCCTGTGGGAACAATCACTTGACCCTTGTCGTATGCTGCAAGGCGATCCAGAACACGTTGCTGATGTGGTCGAAGGGTAACAGTCACGAAATAGGGGATGAATACCTGTGGACAGTATAACACACCTTAGAGCGCCTTACAAGACCCTCTCAGGGTGTTCACACAACTGAAACGATCAACAGCTGAGTAACTTTTATGATCCCGATTTTGCTGCCTTATGTGCTAATCCAAGCAATCTAGTTTTCTCTGCTCCCTTTGGTGCTCTTCCATGAGTATCTGTAAATCCTTTAATCAATTCTACTTTCTTTGCTTTCAGCTTAGCACTTCTATCTTTGTTTCTTGCTGATGCTCTCTCCTGTGGAGTCATGCCACCACCACCTTCATGTTTCCACTTACGATTAGTTCTTGATGGTTCTTTCTTGACTGTGGTTGACTTCGTTGACAATAGTTTTGTCGCTGCTTTTTCCTTGTCCTTAGAACTTCCTGATGAAGTTCCACCTTTCTCTCTTGCTTTTCTCTCTAGATATGCCTTACGTTGTGCTTCTTTTGCACTTAAAGATGCACTACCTCTTGCCTGTGTTGGTTGCTGTTGTATCTGTGACTTTGGTTTCTGTTGTCCAGCATCCTTACGTCTTGCTCTTGATTTTTCAGGTTCCATCTTACCACCACCAACCGCTTTCATCTTGCGAGTCATTGATGCTGGTTGCTTACGATCTTTACCAATAGTTTCGCCACCAGTTTTACGAATTTGTGAAGAACCCATGACATCCTTGTCATATACTTCAGTCATAAACTGTACGAACGTCTTCATTCTGTCTACAAAAAATCTCCTACTATTTAGAATAGTAGGAGATTGAGGTGGAATCACTCTTCTTCTTGTTGCACTACCTTCTCCTTTACAATGCGTGGACCTTTGAACACACGATCTGCTTCATAGAAGAAACTAACTCGTTCACGACGTGCTTGCAGTAGCATATCATATTGGATCTTTTGATCCTTTGTGAAACGAAAGTCTTGACGACGCCAAGTTTCTTTCAGTTCATTCAAGTGTGGCAGCACGTTGACAGTTTCAGTAGGAAAGTTCATTTCAGTAGTCAATGTTAGAGTTGAGATAGTCTTTGATGTCAAACTTTTCCTCATCTTCGATAAGATCAGCAAGATCTTTTTCGATGTAGTCAAAGTTTACCAGTTCTTCGACTTGTTGTTCGGTCAAATAAGAATTCATGTGGTACGCGATTACAGTAATAGGACAATCAGGAGCTGAGTAACTTTTATTCAGTCAAATTACACAACCTCAACTTCACTTACTGGAACCTCTTCTTCAGTAGCATCAACTGCTGGGGCAGACTCTTGTTCTTCAATCATTGCAATCTTTTGTTTGATGTCCTCAATAATTGCAAGACGACGTTCAACACGTTCTTGAATCATTTGTGCTGCTACTTGATCCATTTTGCGACGTTTCTCCATAATGGCAACACGACGTTGCTGTTTTGATTCTCGACGATGTGACATAATTAGTCCTCAAATAGTTTGATGTGTGATCTTGATTTAATAAATTCTAACTCGTGCCAATAATAACTTTGGCAAATAATTAAAACATGATTTTTTCTATGATATGTTCCTGCATCAAGTTGATGTGGAAGTTTATCTGTGACTGCAATCTCAATAGTGAGATATTCATCTTCATTATCAATGTAGTAAACCCAACCTTCAACATTATTTCCTTTCCAAATGACATAATCATCTAGGGTTGGTCTATACATTGTAGATAGCACTTTCTAACGGATTGAGGTTGAGTTGCATCGCAGTATAGTTGCGAGTATTGTTAATATCTACCTCTTTTCCTACTTTATTTGAGTTGATGGGGGCATGGTAAGTTTTCGTAATGCTTCCCTTCCTTCCCCGTTTTGTCTTGACGAATCCCCAAATAGTCCGAACATCATCAGAAGTGTAAACATACTTACGGTGATCCCGTAACCAAATAGCAACCACATTCGTTTTGAAATTGGTTGCTTCGTAACTATATCCTTTTGGGGGTTGATGGGGGAAATCATGGGGCAGTTCGACAAGGTTCATCGTCAATCGAGAAGGATTCAAACTCTGGATACATTGTAGTTGCAATATACTGTGCAAGTGCTTGTGTGGGTGCCACTACATAAACCTCCACAGTGTATATGTACGGTTCATCTCCTGGCGTGTCTTGCATGGAGAGTTCTAATTCACATCTCCACACATTTCCTCTTTTGAGATGTTGATCCCAAGAGATAGTTGCATCAGGTTTCATTAGA